CGTCAATGTCTTGGTTGACCTGATTCAGCAACGGAACCGCCGCGTCGTTGTAATACAGGACGGTCAACGAACCAGATGCCGTCCGCACCCCGGTCGTGAATTCTCGAACGTCCTGACTTAGCGTCGTCACCTCAAGCGCATCAGTGTTAGCCGTCATTGACCACTGCACAACCTTGGCAACGGTTTGACCCGCAAGCTCGACGGAGCCATCTTGACCCGCGTAATACTTAGCCATGGTCAGGCACCCTCTAGCTCGCCAATGAACTCACACGTCACTGTACTCAGTCCTGGCTTAACGCATTGAACTGATGGCGGCGATGCGTATTTCCACTTCAACAAGCTGTTCGTTTCTCTAATCCAAGGTATCAACGCCTCAGACGCACCAGCAGCAACGTTGCTAGCGGTAAACTCTGCGTAGTTATCGTCGTCCATCACATCGACGTAATTCTGCAGAATTAATGCAGCGTTTTCATCGGTGATATTGGCAAACGACAAAGAAAGTCTGCTGCTATATCGCTGGTTGCCGTAACGAACGCGGACAACAGCGCCGTTCTGTGATTGGAACTGCTGCTCTGGGAACACACCCGGCGCGTAGGACCGGCTAGTTGGAACTAACGCTGGGAAGCTAACTGCAGTCATTCGCCTGTCACCGTGAACTGCAGTGGGTCAGGGTTAATCGTAGCCAGCGTCCCATTGCTAAGTAAAGGCTCATGGCTGGCGCTGATGTCAACAAAACCCCCATCGTCGATCGTAATGCTGGTCACGCGGTAGACACGCTTCTGCTGGTCTTGCATTTTTACGGTAAAGATTGATCCAAAGAATGCAGGATCACCTGTCTTGTTGCTGGTAACGACTAGAGAGCGTTCCTCGACTTCAGTAAAACCTGGCTTCCAATAGAACACAAGCGTGCCGTCACTGTCATTCAAAGGTGTTGTTGAGGTGATGCCGCCATACTGATCAATGCTGCCATTGTTAAAACGGCTGGTATGAGTTGTTTTAGAAACAACCTTGATAAAGTCGCCAGGTGCAATCGTTAAAGCACTACTTGGAGTTGTTTTAAAAGAAATGGAGTGATTACTATGCTTCCTTGTTAGCAGTTTGTACTTTGCAATAGTTTGCGCGTGGTCACTTCTAGTGCAGAACTTGGTCATGTCAATGTATTCTTCCGGGTCGGCACTCGAGCCTCCGTTGTCATCGCTTAAACGGACTTGAATAATTTTTTGCGATGCAAAGCCGTTTTCTTGTTCTTCTCTGTAAGCGACAGTAACTTTTGTTGGCTGACGGTCTTGAGCAGGTAAAAAATTAACCTGCATGTCTTTCATGTTGCCGTCAGTGAACAAAGCCTTGATGTCATTGCTGACCACTTTGGCAGGGTCAATTCTGAAATCACTTGTGTTGAAAGGCACTGCAGGCGTCAACGAAAACTTACCTCCAATAATTGAAAAATTTAAAAGGCTAAACGCGGCGTTAGCAAATATAAATTCTCTAACTGACGTTTTGTCTTCAATGATCCCGTCAAACGTAAAATTATTTCTTTGACAAAATTTAGCCGCAACAGTCATTGAATCACGGTCTACAGTGTTTTTTGGGATCCTCTTACCGGCTCCGAGTTTTTCGCTTGTTAAAAGGTTGTAAACGATCTCGGCAAAATTATTTGTTGATGCCTTTAAAACATTTTCAGCAGAGTCTGCCCCAGCGTCAGTAATCAATCGGTCGACTTGGATGCCTTGTTTGACATAAGCACTTAACTGTCCCATCGATGTCCAGTCTTTACCTGCCTGAAGACGCAATCCCAGAAGCGACAGGTCGTTGTATTGAGCAGCGCCTTGGTTCGGCTTTCGCTTATCAGGGCGAATCATCTCATTGACAAAAACTATCGAGTGTTCTGGGTTGTCTTGATGGCTTGTTTTCTCTTGCTCGTATTTTGGGAAATCAGCAATGGCATCTTTGACGTTTAATGCACGCTCTTCTGAATCAATAATTTCTGAACCCAGTTCAGTAATTTTTAAACTTACCGTTACTTCAGGTTCATCTGAATCAGGAAATTCAAACACTACTTGCTTATCTTGCGTATAGCCAGAGCCAGGCTCAACAATTTGCCACTGCCATTGGTCCTCGCCAAAACTTGAAGCACTTATCTTTAGGCCAGAACCATCAAGATCGTTTGCATTGAGTGGGGTGTAAATATCCGGGCTATAAACAAAAGGAAATTCGTTCGAGGGGAACTCATATTGTCCAAGCTTGTATAAATTACGAGCCACTCTGATAGTCTTGGTTTCTACTTTTTCAATGCTTTTGAAGTAACGCGTAGGCCCTGGCGGGGTGTATAGCTTGCGTTGAATTGCGTAAACATCACAGTTAATATTAGGGTTAAACTCTTTAAAACTACCAATAACGTATGCAAGACCGTCGATAAAATCACTAGCCACAAAATCATCGTTTTGTGTTTTGTTCGTTAATGGCACTCTGTCTCCGTTCCACATACCCGTGCGAATACCATCAACTTTTCTTTCCCAAACACCAAAATAAAAATCTGGTGTATTTGGATCATATTGCTCATCTTCTGCGTTAGTGACTCCTGCTGGAATCTGTACGTTTTCACTCTGCCCATCAAGGCCAACACGATATAACTTAGTTGCGTCAAAATCTTCGGTTGGATCTTGCGTTTGCAACGTAACGTCGTTGCTACCAAAATAAGCAATTTTTAAAGTACCATTATTGTTAAGTTCAATATAAAAATCATTGGTCACGCTTGTTCTGACAAGCCTGCCAGGAACTTCTGTAACAACGTCGTATGCGGCTGGAATTTGTTGAACAAAGTCACTAAGTTTGTACTGAAACTCAGAACCAAACTGATTGCTCTCTGTATCTAAAATGCGCCCTCTCCAAGCAGCATATACAGCCCCTTGATCGTTTGGATTGGCAACATTAACTAAAACACCCGTAGTAAGGACATGGCTATTAAAGTCGTAAGCGTGCTCTGGACCCTCCGCGATTTCCCAGTCAGCATCACTTGGCAACTCTCCAACAGACTCACTGTCAAACCTAAGGACTCTGCCTGAAACAACAGCGCCTTCTTCAACACGTTTGAACTTAAATTCGTCATTTGACGCTTTGGTTTCAGTGATTCTTTCTGGGAATCCTGTATAGCTAATAATAAATTCACTGTCATTTACACTTATTGTCGCTCGTCCATTTCCCTGCAATAACTGAACGTTGTTTGATTGACCTGCTTTGTTGACATAAAGGCCATTTGCGAACGTGCCAGCAACCGGCACAATGCGAAATTCAAACAACCCCTCAGCATGGTTTATGCGAATTGTGTTGTACTGAGGCTGTGGGTTGTCACCTTTAACGGCAAAAATTTGACCGGCAGAAATTGATCTAAAAGCAGTAACGGAACCACCAACTTCTCTAACGTCAATCCTGAAAAAGCTATAGCGTGTTTGAAACGTACTAACTCGGCCAAGCTGAAACGATTGATTGTCTTGCTCATATTCCTCAAGCAAGGCTTTTGGCGGCTCAGATTGCACGTTGGCAAAGCCTTCAACCCTTTTGAATACTTCGCTTTTTATGCCAATCTCGGTTTGGTTGCACTTACGGTTGTTAGTTACGCAAGCAATCTCAATGCGTTGAAGATGCGCTCCAAACGGCGCATTGCCTGCAAGAAATGGATCATTATTAGGGTCAATAAAATAACCAAATCCTTCCTCTTCGCAAACAAACTCATAATCTAATTTTTCTAAATTTGTCTTGTCAAACGGCTTATTTGGTCGAACCGTGCAGCTAATTATTGAACTGCCAAACGCAAACAAATCGCCAACGTTGATAAGAGAGTCTGCTTGAGAAATCCTATTGTCAATAGCTGTATTAACGTCATCTAATCCATGCGGCGGAAAAGATTCAGGGTCTTCTCGCATTTCGGAACTTCTGAACTGAAGACGATCTCCTGGCTTAATTTGTAAATTATTGGCGCCGCTCGAAATTGCGTTATACGAGGTCCCATCACTATTTGGACCAACTCGATTTAAGAAAAACATTCCCTGCCGGGAGCTGTAAGGACGGGAATGCCCAGTGCCATTTGGCCCATTGATCTTTTGCCTTTTGTTAAATAAAGACTCTTTGTCGTCAAAGACCTGAACTAGGTCATAAGGCAAAAAGTACGGTGAACCATTTGAAATCGGAGAATGCACGCCAAATGCACGTTGCGAACCTGGTGTCCTTGTGCCGCTTAGCATTGGACTGAAATTATTGACAGAAGGCTCCCGGTCGAATGCTAGAAATACATCCTCGTAAGGAAGCGCGGCCAACGTGCCTGTAAGCAAGTTTATGTTGGTTACTCTGCCGCCGTCAGATGTATTGTTTTTAAAGTATGCGGCAAACTTTGCCTCTTGATAGTTTCTTAATAACTGATCTCCAACAGCAAGCCCTGCTGCATCAGGGGGTACAGCTGGATCACCTATTTCCGAAAGGCCAAGTGTCGTCAGCATCCGTAATTCTTGATGAGAACCTTGGCTGATCAGTTGCGACCAAAGCAACATCCCTTTGACGCGGATTCCTCCAATAACTTTGTTTGGATTTGATGGGTCTACCTTTTGCCGTGCAAAAACAAGCGGAATGATGCTGCCAAGCGTGGCAAGATCTTGGAGGCTGTCAAACCCGTACAGCTCCGCAAATCGCGTCTGACCGCGTATGTCTGCTGTTTGTATTCCTTCAAGAGCCTGTTGCGGGCCTTGTGGCCTTGGCGCGAGCAAAACACTTGCAGCCGTAAAAGCAAGACCAATGGCAATTTCAATCAGAAAAGGAGTGATAGCTGGATTGCATCTGATGTCAGGGATCAGCTCATAAGCGTTGTCACGCTCCTTGGCCTTACAGTCAGCAAGACGACAAAACTCCCAGTATTCATCAAGCGTTAGGCCAAGAACGTCAATGATTTGCTGCTCTACCGGCAGTAAAGAGCGGCGGGAGTAAGACCGCTGCAGGGGATCCATATCACTCGACGGTCTTTGAATTGCAGCCATCCGTCGTCATAGAAAGCAGCCAGCCCATAGCCGCTGTCAGCAGCATGAACAAGCCCGATTGTGCCTACTGTAGCGGCATCTGTTTTCTTGCCCCATAGCTCTAGTTGTTCCCAAAAAATTGAATAATCCTTAGCCCGCAACCTTCTGTACCAAGAGGTTGTCGGATTAGGTGAGCTAATTCCGTACCAAGCCAAAACCGCTTTAGACAAACTCAAACAATCAGCAGCACCATGCTGTTCAGGTATTGCACCAAGCCGATAGGGCAGCCCAATCAGCTGATATGGCTCAATCAAGCGTTGCTGATGCGTGCCGTAACAGGCAAAGCACCAACGTCCTGTGAACGCAACACCTTGTTTGGGATAGACGATGTAACTGCGTCGATTGCTGTGCTCAGGGTTAGCTGCACTCCTTCGACGTTGTAGTTAAAGCTAGAGGCAATCCAGTATTCAGTCGTCAGCGTTCGATCAGGTAAAAACGTGTCAGGGTGCATTAGCACCGTGTCAACCTGAACAGACCAAAACTGAGTAGCAGCCTCGTGAATTATTTCCCTTGTTAGCACGTTTGAGGCAAACGTCAGAGTGCTTTCGAGGTTGTCGCCAGAAAGGCTTTTTGTAGCGCCGTTATAAACAAACGGTAAAAACTCATAGCTTTTTGCAGAGATCGAGGTGTCGCCACCCGGACTGTGGCTGATAGGGCTTGCAGTGTTGCTGTTTTGAAAAGTGCCCTTCTCAGCTGAGCCGTCTTGGAAAAAAATAAACGTCGTTATCGCTTCAATCGTCATACGCCAATCCTGCTACGAACACTGCGCTTGTTCACGAGGTCACTGTAAACACCTTGGCGGCCAAGCTCAGCGCCTCGTTTTGCGGCCTGCGCCATGCCGCGTTCAAACTCAGCAGCACTGACGTAGTTGACGTTATTGATCCGTTCCACGCTGTAATTCACATCAATAGAACCACCGCCACCAGCCATACCGCCACCTGCATCACCGCCAGAACCGTCAGGGATAACAGCACCGCCACGAGCACCACGGGAATAACGCCCCATGGCTTCGTTCATCTTTGAAGAAGGGATGACATATTCAGGCTCACCACCCTCACCAATCTGAGCGATTTCAGGACTGGTGACGTATCCACCTGCCGCTCTTTTCTTAAAAAGAGCACCAAGAAGTCCTGTTCCTGCTTTGTCACCACTGCCAAAGCTGCCGATACCTCTACTAAGGAACATTCCACCAAGCTGCTTGAGGATGCCGGACAGAGACTCGCCAAGCGACTTACTACCGGTGATTGCGTCTTGAATGCCTTGGACAAGGCCAGACTGAATCGTCTGCCCAATTTGCTCATAAAACTCTACAAGTTTTTTAGCGTCTGCAGTTGCCTTTTCATCTAGCTCTTTCTGCGCTTTCTTTGCTTCTATGATGTTGTGATTTTCTTGCAAAAGGTCTTGAATTGCCTGCACTTCTTCGTTCGTAAGTTTAGGGAACTTTTGCTTAATGTCTAACTTGGCAAACTCAAGTTTTTTTAACTTGCGAGCCTCTTCAGTCCCTAA